GCACTGCCAAGTGCATCTCCCAGGTCGAACTCCGTTTTACAGCATAGACCAAGAGACCCGAGTGGGTAACAGGACGACTGAATCGTCCAACACTCCCTTCAAAACAGCAAGGGTGTGTCCCAACACTTAGCTCTCCCCACTAAATAGTTCCGTTAAACGGAACTAAACCACCCGAGGTTGATGTCGACGCCTCGGGGGCGTCCAGCACGCTCCAAGTGACTTTCGTCGGCGAATGGCAAATCGCCGCGTTTAAGAAAGTACTTGAGCAGGGCGCCGGAGCCATCCAATTCATCATTGGGCAACTCCGCCGACACTGCGTAACCCTTAACTAGGGGGTTGTGCAGCGCTTTACCAAGCTTCTGGGTTTCAAAGCCCAAGAAGCTATGGCGACCCTGCACCCGTGAGGAAGGAAGAACCACCGGAAAATGACGAATCAAATTCCGGATTTCTTCATCCAGCCATTTGCAAGTTGCCCAGTAACCAGAGTAATAAAACTGGTTACGAAGGCTTACAAGCGAAATGACACGGGTTGCGTCTGTCCGTTGTGTAGGGAATTCGTGACGAACGCGGACAATACTAATGTCCTCGCCGTCATAGAATTCCTTACCGCAAGACTCCCGGAATTTGCCATTCCAGAAGGACTTGCCAGCGTTAACTTTTGCACCAAAATGCTCAAGCATGCTGACAACGGATTCCACGTGATCTACAGGAACGATAATATCGTCCCCGTAGACGCGCACCCGCCCACGGTACATTGGTATGTGCCGTGGGCTAAGGAGTGTGTTGGACCCTCGTTCAATCCCGAGGAAGCAGATGGTAAGGAATACCATCGCCTCCACAGGGAATGTGAGGGCCGAACCCATCGACGCGAACTTGGCTAGACGTTGTACGCCATAGCCAGGTACATCAGCCTTCCGAGATCTGCAAGCATCGACTGCCCCAAGCAAATGGGGATAGTTGATGAGCATCTCTCGTACGAGCTGATTCGAGACACGGTCACTAGCTTCACTCAAATCGAGCGTAGCCAGTCTCCCATTATAGGAGCCCTTCCGAGCCATTCGCTGATTAGGCGACTGGTACCGGAAGCCGATCATATTCCTGAGGTTGTTATCCTTGTGAATAAGATCATCGAACCTCTCCAAGAGCGCCTGCTGTGCGTATTGCATAGCAGTCGGTTCTATGGCGATGATTCGAGGTGTCTTGAGCGTTTTAGGAACAGAAATTACCTTTACAGGTATTTCCTGCCCGGGTTCGAGGAGATCCACCTCGCCCAGTTCGTCCCAGAAGGACGAATTGGGAACCAAGAACTCTTCCATAGGAAACAGTTCTTGGAGTCGAGACGGCCAGGTGGTCTGCCGATACTTCGAGTTTCCTCGGAGTTTATCAGCAGTTGCCCCCGGGCCGTGCTTCGGGACGATGTCCTCACGATCGAAGACCTGTTGGTCCAGATCGGAAAACATCTGTCCGAAGAGCATTTCCGACACTCGCCTAAACTCAGAATAATCAATCTCTGAGAGGCGGGAGTCAGAAACTCTGATCTCCTTCTCACACTCAATGTAACCCTTCATCGCTGCAAATACCCGCTCTTCCGAGCAAGGTATTTGCACCTTTCCGAACATCAGCGTTAGCTGACGAACGGATCGGATTGCTTCGATGTCGGGATCATTGAGCAACACACCACTACCGCGATCAAACACACGATCCAGGAAACCTCCTAATAGTAGGGGGAGACCTTCCTTCGACTTCCGGGGGCCCGCTCTGCGGAACCCCAGAAACGAATCGGGATCTACCTTTCCTCGGTCAAGACTTTTTTCGAAGTCTTTTCCGAAGTTGGGCAGGGTAATCGTGAGAAACGATATACCTTCGTGTTTGACTCGTTCGCAGATTATTTTGTAATCTGCGATGGTGCTAGTGTGACATCTGGTAGCACATTCTTGTGCCACCACTTTCCAGAGCATCATTAGGCTTTTCAGAAGCCCTCCTTATATAGAGGTAAACTTCTCCTTAGCCTATGACCCGACTGGTTACCCAGCCGTTGTTCATCGCGCATTTCTTA